CGGCGCGTTGGCCGGAGACAACACGCCGAAGCGGACCTCGACCCCGGCGCAGATCCAATCGACCGCTGACCTGCTCAAATTGCCCAAGGGGCGGGCCTATGTCGTGCCCAAGGGCTTCGATGAAGCGGGGCAAGTTCGCTACGCGGGTTATTGATCATGGCCAGCTGGGACGACGCCATCAAAGCGCAACAGGGCGGCGCCGCCGCCGCCGCGCCCTCGGGATCGAGCTGGGACCAGATCGTCAAGCCGGTGCCGCTGTCGACCGATGCGCCCAAGCCGCAGGCGCCCGGCGACTTCTTCACCAAATACCTCGGGGTCGCGCCAGCCTCCGAACTCGATCCGAACTGGAAGCCCTCGGGCAATAGCCTCAAGGACTTCTTCACCCGCCCCATGGCCAAGACCGAGGGCGTGGTCCCGGCGGCGAGCGACACGGCGCTGTCGATCGGCGATTACGCCACGCTCGGTTTCGGCGGCAAGATGCTCGGCCCCGGCGCGCAGCAGACGATCGCCCAGGCGCATCGCAACATGGGGCTGATGGATTATGGCGCGCAGGCGATCGGCTATGCCGGGCCAGGTTCGGTTCTCGGGCCAGCGGCGCGCGGGATCGTCGGCGCCGTGCCTGGAGTGACTTCGGCGGGCGCTGGGCTGGCCACCCGAGTCGGGGCCGGAGCGGCGGCGGGCGGGCTCGAAGGCGCAGCCGCGGGCGCAGCCGGAACCTACGGCCACAACCAGGGCTGGGATGATCTCAGCAACGTCGGCCAGGGCGCGCTGATGGGCGGGATTACCGGCGCGGCCGGCGGCGTAGCCTCCAGGGGCGAGGCTGGGCCAACCCAGAAAGGTCCAACCGAGGCCGAGGTCGGTCAACCGGGCCGCGGCGGCGCGCCGACCGGCATGGTCGCCGACAAGGAGAAGGCCTACGCGCCCTTAAACACAATCTACTTCGATAATCCGTCGTACGCCGGGCCTATCAGCACGGTCAGGAACGCCATCAATCTTCAGAACAACCCGCTGGGCCGGAAGGGTATTGACGTCGGCATCACGCCCGAGATCGACAAGATCGTCAACGATGTCGCCAGCCAGTCCTCGGTCACCGCCAAGAACCTGCAGGAGGCGAGCTATAAACTGCGCAACAACATAGACAACGGCGCCAATCCGGTCGCGCACCGCTTCGCCGACGCCCTCGACTCCACCTTGTCCAACGGCGCGCCGAGTCCGGGCAGCGTCGGCGCGACCGGAGCCCCAGCGCAGGTCGGCGAGGCCGCCGCGGCGCAGAAGGCGGGCAATGCGCTGTACCAGAAGATCCAAGATCTGAACCGCCTGGGAACCGACCCGAGCGAACTCACCAAGGCGGCGGTCAAGCAGACCATGAGTTTTCCTTCGAACGCTCCCGGCACGGCGCAGGGCGACGCGCTCGCCAAGCTCTATGGATCCTTGAGCCCGAGCTTCAGTCCTTTCGCCGCTCGGCACATCCTAGCGCCGGTCGCTGGCGCCGGAACCGGCGCGCTCGAAGGCTATGTGAACGCCGCCGAGGGTCAGGATCCCTACACCAATGCGCTGATCCACAGCGGCGAAGAGGCGATGCTTTTCCATGGGCTGCATTCAGCCGCGGCGCCCAAGCCAGCGGCGAACCTCAATGCGGCGCGGTTCACGATTGGAACAGGCCGACCGCTCACCACCACCGGCGGCGACATCGGCAACGCGATCTTGAGGGCGACGATCGCGCACGCGGCGTCAGGCTACCCGCAACCTGATCAGAGCCAATAGCGTTTCACGGGAAATAGGGAGGACGAGAGCGGTGCTCGTCCTCCCCCGAATTGCCGCGGCCACAGGGGGTGTAGGCTTAAACGGCAATCCGGCTGGCCCGTGAACGAACGCCCACAAAGCCGAGCAGACCAAAGCCTAGCAGCATCAGCGCCCAGGTCGAGGGCTCGGGCACGCCGGTGGTCAGTTGGATCGAGCCGCCGAACGACTGCCGCGGCGCGGTGAAATCGATCGCGAACTGCGTTTCGTCCGAGGTGAACGGCCCAGTCGCCGCCGAGAATGGACCCGCGGAACCGTCGAGCAGCGCCACCGGGAAGGTGTGCGAAGCGAGCAACCCGCCATCGGCGAAGGTCGACTCGGTGGTCGGGCCCGGGTCGTTGGTGAGCCCGTTGACCGTAAACGTGCTGAGCGTGTTCCCGCGCCCGCTGATATCGCTTTGCAGGATATCGACCGTCAGCGTGTGCGAGCCGGTGAAGCCGGCCGCGGCGCTGGCGTCGAGGGTGACGCTGGAAAGGTCGGCGTTGGGCAGGATCGGGCTCCCCTGCGCGGCGATGGTGATGTTGGCGAAGTTGGCGTCGTTGGCGGTGAGGCTGGCCGCGCCGGTGGTGATCCCGGTGACGTTGTCGATCAGCGCGCCGTTATCGAACACCTCGATTTGCAGCGTCGCCCGCGCCGGACTCGCGATCGCAGCGAGCAGCGCCGCTGACAGAAGAAGCTTATTCATGCGTCCCTCCTAAAGGGAAACGTCGGCGGGATGCCGACGCTCCTTGGATCTCTAATATCCGTATCATTGATACGGATATTTTTTGCTACTTCGGCTGCGGGCGCTGGGGCGCGCCGGGTCGGGTCGGCAATTGTCCAGCGGTTGGCGGTCGTTGGCCCGGCCGCTGCCCAGGCAGACCCTGGCCGGGTTGAGCTGGCGGACGCTGGCCGGGTAGACCCTGACCCGGCTGCGGAGGACGTTGACCCGGTCGCGGCGGCTGGGGGCTGGGCAGCTCCTGATCGGGGCCTTCCTCGCCCTCGCCCGGCAGTCCCTGATCGGGCTGTCCGCCCTCGGGAATGTCGACGACGAAATAGTGCATCTTCTTGTGGCCAGTCGAGCTGACCACCGCAGCTAGAACCAAAGCCTTGCCCTCGGGAACGCCGGGGAGGTCGAGCGGCGGCCAGACGGTGCCCGGGGGCGGGTCGACCGGCGGCAACGGCTGGCCGGCGACCGGCGGCAGGCCGACGTCGGGATGCTCGGGATCGAGCGGCCACACTGGCAGCTGGCCGGCGTCCTCGCCGCCGCCCTCGCCCTCGTCGACGCCCCAATCGGGATCCACGGGCCGGCCAGGACGACCGGGGCGGGATGGCAAATGACCGGGATGCCCAGGGGCGCCAGGGAAGCCAGGGAGCTGACCAGGGCGTCCAGGGCGCCCAGGAAGCTCATGGTCGGGGTGCCCGCCGCCCGGTTGGTCGAAAAACTGAATGTACGCCCACGAACCTTGTGCCATTAGCGTTTCTCCTTTGCTTTAAATTCACCGAGCGCTTTCATCGCCAGGATGATCTCTGGCTCCCCGGCGACCTCTTTGATCTCCTGATCAGTGAGTTCGCGCAAGATCAATTCGTCGCCATAGACCATAAGATGATGACAGTAGAAACATATCGCGACATCGCCGGGTTTCGGTCCTCGACCACCGCTGGTCGGATCGGCGGCGTCCATATCCTTGCCACAGTTGGTGCAGCGCGTGCTAGGGACGCGATAGCTCATGCTGGCTCCGCGACCTTGAGGTTCTTGAACACAGAACGATAGAGCGCGTCTTTTCGTTGCAGGGCTTTGACAATCCGCCGGTCGAGATCCGAGCCCGAGAGGTCGATGTACGACACATATTCGCCCGTCTGGCCGCGCCGGTGGATCCGATCTTCTATCTGGTCCCTGGTGTCGGCGCTGTAACTATTTTCAAAGAAGATCATCGTCCGGCATAAATCATCCGGTCCCGGGCCGCCGAGCAAGGTGTGGCCGTATTTGGAGGCTTCCGCTTGCAGGAAGATGGTGCGGCAGAAGGGGTCGGTGTTGAAGCGCCGCTTCTGGTCCTCGACCTCGTCCGCTTTCATCCCCCCTTTGATCCAGGCGCCGCCGCCCAGCGCGTTGGCCAGCATATCGAGGACTGGCCGGTGGCGATAAACGATACACACCTTGCCCTCAGTTTCCTCTTCCAGAAGCTGGCGCAGAAGGTTGAGACGCGGGTTCTCATCGGGGAGCACAAGTTGATGCGCGTCACCATGTTCATCGTAAACGAAGCCAGTTTGGATCTGGGCCAACTTTTCATATTTCGCGATCGCCACATCGACGGTGACATAGCCTTCCTCGATGGCGAGTAGGAACTCATGCTCCATTGAGGCGTATTGGCGCGCCTGCTCGTTCGACATCGCATAGTCGCGGATGGTGAAGTCCTTGCGCGGCAACGATGGCAACCAGTCTTTCTTTTTCGCCTGGAACACCACAGGGGTCATCATCGAGGCCAGGAGATCGGTGTTCTTGGCCTGCACCACCTCGCGCATCTGCCATCCGCCCATGATGCAGAACAGGCCGCGGAAGGCGTAGAAGTTTCGATCTTGAAACAGGCCGAGCGCGCGCAATTGCCCCCACAGATCCTGTGGTCCTTGCGTCTGCGGGCGCCCGGTTAGGCAGCGCACCCAGCGGCAGATCGGAGCGAGCCGGTGGACGCATTTGGTTTGCTCGGACTTGTTGCTCTTGATCTGGATGCTCTCGTCGATCACCAGATAGGCCTTGCCGCGCTTGGCCCATAGCACCATCGCCTGCAGCACGTTAGGCCTGCGGATCGCTTCGTAGTTCAGGATGAACACCGGCGGGCGCTCATGCAAGCTGTTGATAAATTGCCCCGCCTGTTTCTTCTTGGCCGACTCGAAGACATGGACGTCGAAGTCGAATTCGTGCTTCTCGATCTCGTCGACCCAACCCTCCTTGAACGTGTTGGGGCAGATCACGATCAGTCGATCGGCTTCCTCGGCGATCGTCAGGCCTTCGAACTCAGTCAGCGCGGTCAGGGTCTTGCCGAGCCCTTGCTCCATGAACCAGCCGACGCCGGGCTTGCCCCTGGCGAAGTCGAGGCCCGCGATCTGGACCGGGTCAAGCGTGCTCATTTCTTCCTCCACGTTCCATCGCCGACGCGCTCGATCGTCCCGAACTTGCGCAGCTCCTCCAGCCGCGAAGTGACCGAGTTGGGTGAGAAGCCCGCGGCCACAACTTTGGGCAGCAGATCTTTCGCGCTTTGAGGCCCGCTAGACAGGGCGGCCATGATGATCCCGTTGAGGCCCTTCTCCAGATTGGGGCCTGGCGAGGCGCGCTTCGCGGTTCGCTTGGGCTTGGTGATGTGTTTGACGGCGTGCGCGATCGCCTCGATCGGGATCTGGGGTTGACGCTCGACCAGCTCCTCGACGCTGAGATTGTCGATCGGCAGGAACTTCGACATCAGGCCGAACAGCGTCTCGCCGTCGATGGTGAAGCCGATCTTGAATTTAACAGTCATCGCCCGGTTCCTTGTCCATGCCGTCGAGCCAGTCCCGGACCGGAGGGCACGGCAGGCACATGCAAACGAAGGCGATGAGGCCAAGCAGGATGGGGAACCAGTTCATAGGCGGTTCTCCAGTTCAGTGATCCGGCGATTGAAGAGATCGAGGTCAGCGTGGACGATCTCCCAGCTTTCTCTGTAGGCGTCGTTGAGAGCGCTCAGCGCCAGTTTCATTTCGACGTTGGATCGCCGCGTCACGCGAATGACCCCGTTGATCGCGATCGCGCAGGCGAGTGCGCTGAGGACGCAGGTCAACATCGAGATGATGGTTATGATATTCCAGATCATTTCGCCCTCCGGATCTTCGCCATGCGGACGACGTGGCCCATAGAGGGCGTGGGTTGAGCGACGGAGGCCGCTTCGTAAGGGACGAACCCGAGCTTGTAGCCCAGCGCCCGCGCCACCGCGTTGAGTGTGGCCGCCTGGGGTTTGCGCGTCTCGCCGTCGAACCAGTCGTGCAGCGTCTTCGAGGTGACGCCAGAGGCCTCTTCGATTTTCTTGTAGGAGAACCCGCTCAGCTGCACGACGCCGCGGATTTCGTCGATGATCGGATCCTTGTCGACGAACGAGTAGCTTTTGTAGGTGAAGCCTTTAGACACCGGCGATCTCCATCAGCTTGGCGACGAAGGCGTTGGTGGCTTCGTGACATCGTTCCTGCAACGCCACGAACTTTACGCGCGAGAGGTCTTCGTCCATATCGTGCCGCCAATAGTCGATCATCGCCTGGTCGTAGGCGCGGTAGAGCCCACCCAATTCAGTGGCGCTGAACGCTTCGTGGCGTCGGCGTTGGGCGTGCCAGTCTTCGGTTTCAGTCATTTTTCTCCCCCAGAAATTCGCGCAGCCGCTCACGCTCGGCCGGATCAGAGACGTGGTCGGCGAGCCACTGACACACGGCGCAACGCGTCTGCCCCGGCGGCCAATAGCCGTACACGTACACGTCGTAGCCGCAGTCAGGGCAGACGAAGGTCGGCTCGTCAGGCATCGGCCTCCTCCTGCTCTTTCTGCAGCTTGAGGTCGCGCTCGACCAGCGCCTTGGCTTTGTGAAGTGAGCCGAGCGCGTGGCCAAGCTCCAAGGCGGTATCGTTCGAGCAGTCCCGCTCAAGCTGACTGCGCATGGGGGCGAGCTGAGCGAAGGCGGCCTCGCAGCGCGCCAGGATCTCGACGAGCTTCATGCGTCACCCAGCGGGCGCGGGGCGGGATCAAACAGGTTCTTCGGATTGATGACGCGCGCCTGGGCCGTCTGAGCGATGCTCTTCTCCAGCGAACCTTCCAGCGCCTTACGACGAAGATCCGCCAGCAGAGAGATGTCGGCCCAGCGTTTAACATCGCTGGCGTCGCCAGTCAGGATCTGAGCGAGGCTCGACGCGATCAGCTCCAACGCCTCCTTGCTTTCTGGCTGGAGCGCTTCCCAGTTTTTTCCGCGCCTAAACGCGAACTTGAGCCCTTGGGCGAGCGCCGCCAAGTCTTCGAAATATTTGCCGTGCAAGCTCTCATCGAGGTTCATCAGGTTCCCTTCAGATATTCGAACAGCACGTCGACCCATTGCCCGCTGCCGTAGAAGCAGGTGCGGATGTCGGCCTGCTCGACCCATGGACTGACGTACATGTTGCGCGCCTTCCAGCCGATCAGAACCACGGGCATGCCAGCGGCGAGGATCCGGTTGCCTTCGACCCACTGGCGCTCGGTGGGGGAGAAAAGGTTGCCACTGACAATCTTCCCTTCGCCCCAGAGGATGGGCCAACCGGGCAGCTTCATCACCAGATCCAACAGCCCGGTCGCCCAGCGGTCCTCCCACCGCCGCGCGTACCCGCCGGGGAGAGCATTGATCTCCCTGACGAGTTCGCGTTTTCGGGTCGCTTCGTCCATCACTCAGCCGCTTTCAAGATTTTCTTGACCACTTCGAAGGTGATGACGATGCGACCTGTGTGCGGATCGTGAGCAATCAAAAGGTCGTTTTCGATGAGGACCAGATCGTGCTTTTCGACATGAACGCGAATGTGCGCGTCCAACGTCTTGGCGAATTGCTTGATCGGGTCCGTCATTCATTCCGCCGCTTGCTGGTGGTTGCCGACAATGCCGTAGACGCCCTCACGAACGCGTTCGATCTGACCGCTCTTCTGCAGCGCCGCGAGCCCGGTTGAAAGCGAGCCCGGCGATAGGTTGGCGCGCTCCAGGGCGTCCTTCAGATCCTTGGCGCTGGCTTCACCCTGTTCGCCCAACGTCGCCAGGATGGTGTCGTTGACCTTCGAGCTGCGCACCCGTTTCGGCTGGGGTGGCCCATGCTCCCGGCGCGGCTTAAGCGACGGGGTGGCGTCGCCCGTCTCCCTGACGACTTTGCTGACGATGACCTGCATCGTGCCAGCGACCGGCCCGACCTTCTCGATCGTTTCGATGAAGCTCTCCTTGTTCGGGCATTTGAAGGTGATTTCGTACGTGTTCATTTCAGTTCCTTGTTGAGCACCTCTAATTGCGAGCCGTAGATCTCCAGAGCGCACCGCATGGCCCGGCTGGCCATCTTCAGGTGAACCCCTTGCTTTAGCATGTCGTCGGTGTTGAGCACATGATCGAGATGCTCAATCACGATCTCCACCACCTCGCCCAGCGTGATGGCGTAGGGGTAGCTCAAAGCTTCATCAGACTCGCCCATGCATCTCTGTGCGCCTCCCCGAGGCTGTAGAACCGGCCCGAAAAGTCCCGCAGAGGATCGCCGACGCCAATGCGCAGCCAGCCATAATCCTGGGTGCTCTTGTATTCAAACAAAACAATTCTGTAAGCCTTGTTTTTGTGGGTGACGACATGGCTGCGGTTGCCATTGGCGGTTCGGCTCCAGTTGCTGAGGTCCATGAAGGTGTAGCGTTCGTAGTCGAACGAGGGCTGGAGCCCAGGATTGCGCTTGTTCGGTCGCGGCTCCGGCGGCAGGAGTTTGCGCGCCATCTCCCGCATATACGGGTTGGCGCGCGGATCCTCGGCTAGGGCGCGGATCTTCTCCAGCTTGGTGCGCCGATCAGTCAAGCCCGGCCCCTTTGCGCATGCAGATCCGCTGCATCAGGTAGAGCAGCGCCGTGGTCGGATCGGACGCCATCGTCTGCTTGCCAAACATGCCGTAGGCGATGCGGGTGGCGATCGACAGGCGCAGGACGTTGCGACCGCGCTCGTCGTAATAGGCCCCGAGCGCCTGGGTGGCCATGTCTTCGGCCTCCTTCCACGTCTCGGGCACTTCGATCAGCTGCTTGTTTTTGCCGATGTTGACGAACTTCATACCCAGCCGCCCTGCCCGAGCTGGGGCAAAAGGCGCGCGATGCAAACCGCGCAGAGGCGTTTGTCTTCATCACCCTCGACCGTGGCGACGCGCACCACGCGGACGTCTTCGTTTGGGCATGGCTCACACTGAGGCCGGGTGAACCCCTCGCATTTATTCTCCATCGTCGTGCTCCTCGAAAACGAACTGCCGAACTTCGCAGCCGCAGCGGCGCGCCATCAAAGCGAGGATTTCGATCGTCCGCTCTTTCCGCTCCTTGGCGCTAAGTTCAAGAAAGGACGAGATCAGACTGAGCTGGATCATCTCGTAATTGACCAGCGCCGTGACGCGCACGTAGTTGTCAATGGTCAGCATATTTCCCCCTTTTGCGAAGAGGCCCACCCAGCAATCGGGGGGCGATTGATGTGGGCGGACCTCTTCTACCCCTGATGACGCAGGGGGTTCCTAGAACGGGATGTCGTCCTGGTCGTGCGCTGGCGCCTGGGTGGTGTTCGCGTACCGGCCCGCAGGCGGTTTGTCGGCGTTGATCGTCTCGGCCTCGGCCTCGAAGTCGGTGACGAAGCCGCTCTTGGCGTACTGGTCATACAAGGCCTTCGCCTCGATCCCCTCCGCTTCCGTCTGCAGATTGCCCAGATATTGATATTCGTAGGTGTAGTAGGGGTCGCCGGTTGGCCCGGTCTTGCGCTGGCTGACGATCTTGTAGCGTTGGAAATACTGATCAACCCCCATCGCTCGGGCGGTGGAGATGAAGTTCTGGGTCGGCCCAATGCCCGTCCTGGCGTTGGTGAACACGCACAATTGCTTCTTGCCGTTGGGCAGGTCGATCAGCCACAGCACGTCATAGGTCAGCGTGGCCGCGGGTTTGGAGTTCGGATTGTCGTCTTGGCTCGACCCAAACTTATGCATCTTGTTCTCAAACACCGTGGACTTGACGTGCCACTTGTAGACGCGCGGATTGCCGGGGAACCGGACCTCGAAAACTTGGTTCGGCACATCCCAATGGATGCCGTCCGAGGCGGTCGCCAGCGGCCCCTTCTGGCCGCCATCGCCGGGGAGGCCTTTCGGCGCCCAGAGCTGGTAGCTCTTGCGCAGGAAGATCGGCGTCCCGCTGACCGAGGGGCCGAAATCCATGTTCAGGATCGTCATCCAGAAGTTGCCGACCTGGGCCCCTGGCGTGCGGTCCATGATCTCCGGCGACTGGCCGGCCAGGATCTTAAGCCGCGGCGGCTTGAGATCGCTCTGGTCGATGTTGCCCATCGACGCGCCGGTCGAGGCTTTGCGCATCCAGTCCGGGACGGCTGCGCTTTCGGTCTTGGTGAGTTCGGTGGTCACGATGTACATTCCTTTCGCTTGGTTCCAGCGATAGCGGGGCTTTTCGTAATTCATTTTCGATGTTCTAAAGTGTGGCAAGCGCGACAAAGCCACTCGACTTCAAGCGGCTTCGAATAGTCGGCGTGATGACCATCGATAATGCCTCCATCACCACAACGTGAACAGACTTCAGGTTTGATGATGTAGCCCAATCGAACAGCGTTAGTGAGAGCTGTGTTGGCTTTATATCGTTCAGGATTGCGCCCACGCTGAACTCTGGTGTGCTTAGTCTTGGCTTTCTTTCCAGCCTCAGTTTTCCCGTACTCAGCGCGCAGGGCGACGTTCTTAGGGAGCATACCTCGCGCCTTTTCATAGGCGCGGATCCTCTCTTTGTTGGCGGCCCGCCAAGCTCGATTGTAAGCAACGACGTCATCTCTATTCTTCCAATCCATTATGATTTTGTAATAGAGACGTAAGGCGTCGGCGTGACTTTGAAGATTTCGCTCGGCAACGGTCGCTTGGCGAGCGCCTCGTCCTTGGCGAAAGCCCCCAACGTCTGGGCGTTGACCGTCTCGATGATCAGCCCTTCGTTGCCGGTCTTCTTCAACCATTCGAAGGCCTTGCTCTTGTCGAGCATCGAGGCCGACCAGCGGTCGTTGATGCTGACCCGGCCCACGTCGGTGACGTTGATCGTCTTGACGCCCTGGTTTTCAAACAGGCCGGGGATCATCTCCTGCGACATAGTGTCGACAAGCGACTGGAGCGCGCTCATCCGCATTGCGAGCTTTTTGACCGTGTCGCGCAGCTCGGCGAAGTAGGTGACGGCGTCGGGGATGTTCTTGTTCTCGATCGAGATGTTGGCGTCACGCGTGGCGCGCTCCAGCAACGAGTCGAGTTTCTGGCCAGCGTACGTGGCCGCAGTCTGGGTATCGAATTGCATCTGCTTATCCTCTGGTTAAGACCACACAGGGGCCTTGTTCCCAGAGCTATTAGGACTGTGTGGGACTGTCAAGTGGAAAGCTTGCCAAGATTGTCGTTTTGTGGTCCCATCAACAGGCGGGGCCCCCGCAGCTGGGAGATCTCATGTCGGTTCTAACCACCCTCGCGCTTATGACTTCCGCCGTCGTCGCCAAGCTTCGCGAACCGCCGGTCGACGTCGAGATCACCCGTCTCCAAGCGAAGGTCGATGATCTCAATCGCCAGCTGACGAATTTCGAGCGGGATCTCGCAATAGCGCGTCTTCAGGCCGACCGCTGGCGCGCGTTGGTCGAACGGCGCGAAGAGCAGCGCGTTTCGGAGGAAATGTTGCGCGCCCAGACGCAGACGCAGCAACTGATGGCGATGGCGTACCAGCAGCAAGCCAACATAAACGCGCAGCAAGCCCAACAGGGTCAAGCCCTTGCGCAGCAGAACTACTTTCAAGGCAACCTTGGCTCGCAAGCCCAGGCGCTTGAGTGGTGCAATTGCGTCCCGGCGCGGCACGATATGTTCAGGCTCGGCTGATCGGATCCAGCACCCGGCTGAGCCGCTCGGCGAGCGCGTCCCAACGTCGCGCCGCATCCCGATCGTCCTGGCGGATCGCCCGCATCGCCATCTTTTCAGCGATGCGCTTCAATGTCGCGACCACCGCTTCCGGCTCGTCGGCCTCGACCAATTCCACAATTTGAAATCTGAGCGCGTCTTTTTCGTGCGCGTTTAACGCCACGTCGCGGCCTTGACGCTCCACATTTGCGCCGTCTGCGCCTCGGTGATGGCGATCGAGTACATGCGCTTGACTTCGGGGTCTTCTGAGACTTCGCGCAGCGCATGGCATGAGTCGATGAATGAGGCGGCGCAAGCCTTCAACTCGTCGACCGCGGAGGATCCGCTCGGGTTGAAGGAATAGCCGACCGCGCGTTCGCCGAAAGTTTGATCCGTCATGGGGCGGTCCTCCGGCGCTCAGCCTGGGACATCTTGCCGCGTTTGACGCCTTTGGCGGTCGGCTTGTTCGATCCAGGCTTGAGCGAACCACTCTTCTGCAGCGCGGAAGTACCGATGGCGTAGGCGCTCGACGTGCCCCAGCCCTTTTTCTTCAGCTGCTTGACCGCCTCGTCGAGGATTGCTGGGCACATCACGCCACCGCGATTGCGTTGGAGGTTGAGTTGGCCGAACCTGCGCCATTATGCGCGGTCACCCGGCAAGAAACATTCGTTCCCGCATCGGCGCCGACCGTCACATAGGTCGCTGCGGTCGCCCCGGCGATGTTCGCCCCGCCGCGCAGCCATTGGTAGGTGTAGGAGGTTGGGCTGTTCTGCCAGATCCCAGTGGTGACGCTGAGCGTCGTCGTGCCGGTGGCGAACGGCGCCGTGGTGTTGACCGGCGGCAAGATCGCGCTCAGCGCGTTGTCGATCAAATCAGCCATCACCGTATTGGCGAGATTGCCCGCCTTGCCGCGGTTGACCAGCAAGAGCACCTCGTTCACGAACGGCGTTTGCCCATTAACGCCGGGGCGAAGGCCTCTCGGCGCGTTCTGGATCGTCATGTCGCAGGTCGTCGGGTCCGGATTGAGCGCAGCGACAATCGCCTGCAGCTCAGCCCCGATGGAGCCATAGAACGGATAAGAGCCAACGATGAGGTTGAGCTTACCGGCGAAAGTGACGGGATCCATCATTGGGTTAATCCTATCGGCGTGAGCGCGTCAGGCCCGTTGTAGCCCGGCTGCAACCGTCTCGACCAAGCGAGGATGCTCGGGTCCATCGGTCCGGCTCCGGCGGCGTTTTGATGGGCGATGATGCTCGGATCCATCGGTCCTGACGGCGGCGTCGGTGAAGCCAAGGCGCCCCGCGGGCGAACCGGAGGCACGGCGGGCGCTGGCGAGCCGATCGCCGGAGTTGGAGCTGGAGCCGCGGGCTGACCGCCGCCAAACAGCCGCGAGAGATCGAGCATGCCCATCTGCGGCGCGCCCTGGCGGCCTTGCGCGCTATTCTGCGGGCTCATGTTGGGCCGACTCGCCGTGATCCAGGGATTGTTGCCCAAGTTGACCGAGGCCGGATTGATCCGCCCATTGATCGGCGGCGGGGTGACGCCAGGAGGGGGCGCAACCGGAGCCGCCGCGGGCGCTGGGCTGGGCGCGCCAGGAGGCGCTGACGCCACGGGCCGCGGTGGAGCGCCCTGGCCGCCGACGTAGGGACCGCCGACGCCGGGCGGCGCGGGTCCAGGCGTCGGGTTGGTCACCTGCGGCCCCGGCATGCCGCCGACGCCGCTCGGACGCTGGAACCATGCGTTGGTCGGCGCCGCGTCATTGGCGGTCGGAGTCGGCGCCATCACGCCAGCGCCAGTGATCGCGGCGCGCGCCCAAGGATTGAGATTGCCGCCGCTGAGCCAAGACGGGAAAGCGCCGCCCGCGGCTGCGTCGCCCATCGGCTTGCCAGCTTCAAAGGTGTTGTCGGTCGAAGTGCCGCCGGTGAACCGTCCGACCTGTTTGTTCGGGGCGATCGGACGTTGGTTCGGCGGGAAGACCTGCGGTCCGGTGGTGTTGAGGCTGGAGCCGCCCATCGCCGGGTAGCCCATCGTTGGCGCGCCCGCGCTCGCCGAGCGGGGCAGGACGCCGCTGCCTGGCAGCATCGTGCCGCTGGAGCCAGCGCCGGTCGGGGTCAGGCCGCCGCCAGGCGTCGGGGCCCCAGGCGATTGCGGGATGGTGACGCCGGGGGCTGGGCGGTAGGGCGCGTTCCAGTCGCTGCCGACTTGGTTCGGCGGCCCTATAGTCCCGTCAGGATAGCGGATCCAACCTTGCGGGATCCGCGTCTGCCAAGCGTCATCGACCATAATCGATCATCGTCGGCGAGACGCCTTCGACCGCCTGCTGTTGATAATCGGGGTTGCGCTCGTCATGCGCGGCGACCCAGTTATGGACTCCCATCGCCTGCATCTCTTGCGAGCGCTGGAGTTGCTCGACGCCGACCGGGATCACTTCGCCTTGCGCGGGCGCCCCGGGCTCGACCTCCTCGACCCCGACGTCGGGCCAGCGATTGTCTTCGCCGCTGGGCAATCGACCGCCTAACCGCTGGGGCGGTTCGTCAGCGGGCAACGGCGGCGGGGTGCGGGAGATTGTGGTGGTGGTGGTGCGTTTGATGGCCATGGTCCGATCCTTCCAATTGATTGGAGGTCCGTCATACTCATGCATGGTCAGCGACCTTCCTTCAAATCCCGCAAAAGCGCAATCCCGCGCATCCGCTCATCCCCCGGCGGGCAATCGATCCAGTCGAGCGCGGGCAATGGGATGTCGATCCGTTCCGGCGGCAAAGCTGACAGATGCTGGTGTAAAGCTGACACATGCGGCGCGAGCGCAGTGAAGCACCGTTGCGGTTTGGGATAGTGCCAGACACGATAGCAATGGGCGTCGACTGGCGTCGCAAGGAAGATTAGTCCGACATGCCAATGTCGTCGGGGTCGTAACGCTTGCCATGCGCTTGTTGACCTTGCTTGTTCCCGCGCCATGGCTCGCCCCCACTAGGTGAAACGACATCGTTGTCGGCGAAATCATCGGGTCGAAAGTTCCAGTTCGGCGCAATCTCCAGATTGTGCGCTTCGCCCATCTTCTGCAGCAGCTTGCCATATTTGAACTTGAACTTGCGCAGGTCGCCGCGCGCCATCTCGATCACCCCCGCGCGCTCGAATTCGAGCAGCACCGCAGACGCCTCGACCTTGGTGCGCGAACCATCGACCCGCTTGATCGCATCTCGCAATTGAACCGGACTGAACCATGCCGAAATATCCATCCCCTGGATCACTCGCGCATCGGCGACGATCGCTCGCGCCACTTCGCGTGATTTCGACATCGTGGCCCGCACCACATTTTCGTCATCGCGCGACGACAGGCTGAGATCCTCCAACTCAGCCCGCTCGACGGCAATATCCATGAAATAGCGCATGAGGTGTTGTTTAAATGGGACGCTTTGGAGGTTCGCTAGGACTGTATCGTAAAATGGTTTGAGCGTGCCTGTCCAGGCCAAAAATTCGTTGTCGGTCTTATGCATGTTCTGAGGGGTGTGGGACATGATGAAAAAGAAAGCCCGGTCCGCGGCGTCTTCTGGCGTTAGGCCAATGTCTGGCGAGTTGGTCGCCAAGATCAGCCGACTGGGAATGTAGTAGTCGCGCTGGTGCCCGAACTTGATCTGACCTGAGATCTTATCTTCGCGGACCAAGTTCTTGATGATGTTGATCGCGCCGACGCTCTCCATGCGCACTTCATCGACGAAGGTGATCAGCTTGCCGCGAAAGGGCGTAACCAAGAACTTGTCGTCGTCGAGCGACCCGGCCTTGGCTTGCCCGGCCATCTCTTGAAACAGCGCGCTCATAAAACTGATGCCAAACCGGCTCTTGCCGATCCCCTGGCCGCCGACCAAGATCGGGCAGACCTGCTGCTTGATCTCTGGATGCTGGATGATCCAGGCGATGAATTTCTTCAACCACATCATCTGGGCGTCGTTGTCTCGGGTTAAGAGCCCAAACATGCGGTCAACCATGCTGATCGCGGCGACCATGATTTGTGGGTCGATGACGCCCACCGGCTTGACGGCGAACCCGGGGAAGGTGTTGAGGATCCGATATTCGTCGGCGTAGCGATCGTCGCTGGTCACCAGCCCATGGGCGCGCGAATAGCGCAGGTAGGCTCCAGGCTCTTGGCCGGGATAGAACTCATGCAGCTCGACGTCGGTGCGGAGCTTCGATTGCGCATAAATCTGAAATGGATTGTATGACTTCTGACCAAAGAAAATCTGATCATCTTTGCCGTGACGAGCAAATAACGCCTTGTAGGTGAATTCGAACGGAAGGCCCTTAACCAGAGCATCGCGATCGACATACACATCGCCCGAGACATCATAGGTGTAGCGCTCGCTCATCACCTCGATCGCTTCGACGTCGCCGCCAGCGCGAAAGGCGCGCCGGACTCCGATCTTGGCCGCAACCCCGAGCGTCCGCTCCATCGCCGGCCAGCCCGAGATCGGCGCTTGGCGATTGCGCTCAAGCTCTTGCTCGGCCCGGTGAAAGAAACCCTCCAGCGCCTTGGGCGCGCCCAGGCCGCCCAAGAACCGGATCAGCTCAGCCGCGCTGGCCCCGCCGTCGACCGGCGCCCAGCACAGGCCTTCGAGGCTCTTGCCCTTGGCGTTGACCGCCGGGCCGTCAATGAACGCCTCGCGCGCAATCCAGCCGCCGAGCGTGCGCAACAGGCTCTCGTCCCAAGGTCCATGGTCGAGATAGACATTGACCCAATAGCCGAGGGTGGCGAAAGCGATCGCCCGACAAAGGGTTTCCATATTGGTCGCCGGCACGGGCCTGGCTTCGAGATCCTCGGCTCCCAGCTCCATATCGTCGGCTGCGGGCTTGCCCATCGGCCGCCAGACCATGGTCGTCCCGGCGAAGCGCGACCCCGGCAAAGGCGCGCTGTAATGGATGACCGGCTTGGCGCGCTTGGTCGGCGCCGGGGTGTAGGCGAGCTTGGTTTCGACCCAGGCGTTGGCGTTGTCGCGCGAACCGCGGGGCCAACGATCGATCCAGGCGTCCACGGAGTCGGGGTCGGCGATCTTGAAGAGAACGGAGCTGACCGGCTTAAGATGGCCGCCCCAGGCCGCCCGCGCGTCGACCTGAGAGGCGAAAAGCTTGAACCAGACGTCGTCGGGGGCCTTGATCTGCAGCTCGACGAAGCCATCGCGTAATTCAGCCCCGAGATTGCGCTCCTCGCCTTCGACTAGCCAGTCCTGGGTAATGGTTTGCTCGGGCCCCTCGACCGGGACCGCGCTTTCTTTCTTGAACCAGACGGCCGAAACATTGAGGCGGCGTTGAGCAATGAAATTGACGGTTAAATTTCGCTGGATCGTGGTTAATTGTGGCATCGGCGCACCCGCGGGGAGTCGAGATGTCGACCTGTTCGCCGGGGCTGTCAAACCGTGATGTGGACAGTTTCAAATTGCCCTGTTAGATGAGGCGCGAGGCTGTTTCGCACCCGGCCTCATGCGGACCGTCAGACGGGCTCTAGCTTCTGGCTGCTGGAGCCCGTTACCGTTTAAAGCGGTCCGAGTCGGGGGTATTTCCGATTGTATTCGGCTTTGTAGGCCGCGAGCGCATGGGGCAACGTGTTGTAGCCTTCGAGCGCCCGGGTCAGCGTTTCCGACACCCGCGCGATATTGATGTTGCTCACCCCCGAGTGCTGCAGGATCATCTGATAGCTGAGCGAGGGATCGGCGACGCTGGTCGAGATGATCTTAATCTTGTCGCGCAGGATCTGCTCTTTGCTGCGTTTTTCGCCGGGCGTCTTTTGCACCGCCGTCTTGCGCTTGAGCCTGACCGCCCAAGCTTTGACCTGCGTCCGCCATTTGGCGTCAGTCCGCACCTCCCCGAGCGCCGCCGCCTCCATTTCCATCCAAACCTTGCGCACCTCGCTCATGCTCGCTCCTCGCCGCCAACGCCGCGACCGCGCTCGCGGTGTATTTCGCCCAATCCGCCTGGGTGAGATCGATCTGCCGCGTTTCCGGCTTGCCCTCGATCTCCATATATTTTTCCATGCATAGCGTGCGGTCCTCGACCGCGACGATGCGCCAAGGGCCGACCCACATATGATCGTCACACTGAAAGCCGCTCACGCCATCGCGCGGCACATCCTTGATGGTAAAGCGCGGCGGAAAGATCCCGAGCTTGGCGAGCGCGATCTTGGCCGGATCCGCAGCCAGCGGGATCTGCTTGCCCTCGACCCAGCTGAAGTGAAAGCGCCGGTAGTCACGCATGGTACTTTCGAACGCGGCGTCTTCCTGAAGGTATCGGGGTAGTTTCGGCCAACGGGCGCAATGCGTCTCGAAACGCTCACGCCAGTCGGGCTCCTCCAGCTCGACCGCGGCGGCCTCAAGCGGAGTCATGCCGATCCCTGAGCGCGTCGGCCATTTGCTTCGCCTGCTCGGCCAAGGGCCGCATTTGCCGCGCGCAATATTTGACGCCGTCGCGGTAGCCCCAGAGATAGGAAGCGATCATCAAAATGCTGACGACCGCCGCGATGGCGAGGCTCTCCCAGTTAAGATTAATCACGCGCAATCGCCTGCAGGTAATCCGCGCGCGACGGCGTGCAGGTTCTAAACTCGCAATGCCCCATCATCCAGAGCGTCTCGCGGTCCATTTGGCGCATCGTCTTAAGCATGCCCTTCAAGCCCTCGCGCGCCATTTTTAGCTCGCGCTTGAGCTGTTTGACCTCGGCCCTGAGTTCGGCGAGGGTCATGTCGCACGGCTTGCGCACTTTTTTGATCGGCGGGGTCAGTTCGACCACGGCTTTCATGGCTTTTCCTCCCTCAAATCCAGGTTTCAACGATCTTGGAGTCGTCGCCCTCGGCGCGCGGCAGACAATGGAGCCCGGCGCCCTCGAAAACGCTGCGCAGCTCCTCCAAGGGCGCCATCAGATAGCAATCCTGCGGGCCGCCGGGCACATCGTGCCTCCGGGCGCAGAACCCATGCGGATAGTCCTTGGGATGGTCGTAGACGGTCCAGAAGGCGAGCACGCCGCGCTGGGCGGCGTTGTGCTGCAGCTGCAGGATGAACAGCGCCCGCTCGTCGATCACCGCGCTCGCCGCTGAGCTTCCTTGGCCATTTCCTTGTTGACCGCCTCGACCATGGCCTCGGTCACGAATTGCTCCCATGCGGCGTCCTCCCCCAGGCGTTCGATCAGGTCGTTGGTTTCCTTGGCGGCGTTCATGCGGCTGGAGGTCGGATAGCTGTCCGCTTCGCCGGTCAGGCATTTGTAGTAAATGGTGTTCTTGCCGACCTTGAAAGCGCGCGCCAGGATCGGCACTTTCACGTCCTTGCGCCAAAATAGGTTGATCGCCACCCGCTCTTCCGGGGTCAGGCCATCATCGCGCGCGCGGCGCTTGGTTCTGTACACAAGCGTCTCATCAAGTTGAGCCATAGTCATCTATATCGTCCTCGTTGAAGCTGACAAACATAAGCAACAGACATCCCATAAGCTTTAGCCAGCTTCCGTTGAGAAACGTGGTCCTTTAATTGTTTGACTTCCCAAACATCTCGATCTGAAAACTTAATCATATGAGTCACATTACGCCGACCCTTTGCATCCATATCCCGCACATTGTCCAACTGAGTTCCAACGAACAAATGATCTGGATTGACGCACAAGGAAACGTCGCACTTATGAAGAATTTTTAATCCTGGAGGGATCGGTCCTTTATGCAGCTTCCACGAAACGCGAGCCGCATATTCTGTTCCGATCATTGGGCGAGTTCCCTTGTTTGGCCCCGCCGCGCCAATCCATAACCAACAACCGCTATTAGGCTCTGGAATGTATTTTTGCTCAAATCGCAGCGCGATATTCATCGTCCCGTCCACTTCGCAGTCCTAATGTAGCAACGATCGATCCTCAATTCAACGGTCGACCGAACGCCCGGGCGATCGCGGCGCGATCGATCGCCCGCTCCACCGCCTCGTCGACCTTGGCCATACCCTCTTCGACCTTGGCGCGCGCGCGTTCTTGGCGTTCGACCTCAAGCTCAATCTCGCGCAATTCCGCCGCGGTGATTTCTTTCTCCACCTCCATCAAGAGCTTGCGATCCTTGGCCCGCCGGCTGGCGCCGAACAGTTTTTCCCATTGATTTTTCATTGCAGCCCCAAAAGGTTGATGAGGATCTGGCCGCCGTAGGCGACGGCGAACAGAAGGGCGAGGACGAGGAGCGGGTCTAGGCGCATCGCTCTTCCTTGTGCTTACGGCAGAGCGCGAGCAGCTCATGGCTGAGTCGCTCATGCAGGCCGTCGACGCTGACCAACAGCTCGCCGCGCAGCTGCGAGCGGTTGCGCGGGCAATGCTGATAGGTCGCCATCGCCTGAGCGATGGCGAGGGCCGTAGCCTGGACCGAAGCGGCGAGGTCGGCTGAGGTCATTTGATGTGGACCGCTTCAGTGATTTTCAGCACGACGCGCTTCCCGGCCGGGTCAAGCTTGCCGGTGTCGAACCAGCGCTTGGCGTCAAAGAGGGGTTCGAGGGTGAGTTCGAACGCGGTCGCGATCACGCCGCCGTGGCGAATGGCGCCCTCGGGCGAGATGAACCAATTGCGCCCATCTCGATCGATGAGGCGGCACAGCTCCTGGCTATCGGGATAGCGGTCCGCCGTCCCATCGCCGTTAGCGTGATACCAATAAACTTCAATCGACACGGGTCACCTCGTAATCGCCATTGGGCTGTAGGATCAGGAGCCAGGCCCCTGAAGGGTAGAAAAAGACCTGCTCGTCGCCGATGGTGGTCATCGCCGCAGGCTTGAACGGCGGATCGCCGGGGTAGTGCAGGGTCATCGTCATGCGGTCGAGCTTGAAGCCTTTAAAGGGGCGATACCCGCCGCCATGGGCGTAACGATCGTTCAATTGATCTTTGACCTTGCGTTCATCCTCGGGGATGAGGATGTCCCACAAGAACCCGAGATCGCCGGCGCAAAAGCGCCGGCTGAGGGCGACCCAGGTGGTCACGCGTGCAGCGCCAAGATGCCGATGACGATGATCAGCGCCACCAAGAAACCAAAGCCTGCTCCATTGCCTTGCGCCATTGTCTTCACTCCATTGCCGGCGATGTTGCCGTCACTGCCCAATGGGTGCGCCATTGGGCAGGAACCGCCTCACCTCCTTTCAAGCGTCGTAGTGCGAACGCTCCTCTTGCGCCGCGTCGATGTTCTCGATCGCGGCCACCACGCGCGACCACAGCCCATCTGTGGTCCGGTTGGCGCAGTGGATCGCCCAAGCGCGGGCGTTGGCGAGGCCGCGGTCCTCAATCAAGGCCTCGGCGGTTTCGTGCGCCTCGCGGCGCTTGGCGTGATCCCAGGCCTCTTGTTTTTGGCGAGCGAAGAACTCGCCCCGGCTTAACTTTCTCATCTCAAAACACCTTTCCCATGCACTCGGGTCCAAACCCGGATTTGATGCTCTCCGGCACCGTGAGCGCCCGGCCACAGCGGCCACAGCGGCCTTCGTGATGCACCTCGACCAGGGCGCTGAGATCGTCGCCTTGGGCCATATGACGCCAGAACCAATCGAACGCCTTAACGCTCGGGGCGTCCTTGCCGACCCGCGCTTTTTGCCCGCCGTGGAAATAGACGCCGCGGCGCAGGAAGCCGAAGTAAGCGAAGTCGGAGGTGTTGTCGGGCCCGGTGAGGACCGAGACGAAATGCATCGGGCCTTGCTCGGCCGCGCGCACTTTGAAGGTGAACCGGGTTCCAGTCTTCAGCGAAACGAGAGTGAAGACGGCGTTGCCGGCGAGCGCGAATTGCGCGGGCTTTTCGAGGACTGACATGAGGCGCCCTATGGGTATGTGTGGGGCGGTCCGCTTCGCTCCCGATCAGGGACTGGACGAAAGAGCGCGCGAGACGTAGCGGACCGCCTATGTCCACAAAATAGTCCCATAACAAGGACTGCGTCAAGGATTATTGAGGACTAATTTGTAAAATTATTTTTGCAGCTTGGCCAGGGTCGCGGGGATATCGACGCCCGGCAGGGCATGCAGCTCGGCCATATCGTGATTATAGGACGCTGATCGTCGCGGCTGGTAATCCCAACATGAACGTTTGTTAGGGTCGAAGTCTGGCCCGATGACATTGAACCATTTTTGGCAAAGTTGAAGCGCGCGGCGCTCGATCTCATCAGGACTAGGCGCACGCCGCGTAAGGCGCACCCATTGATCAGGGCGCCGGGTCACGCGCGCCGGCCGGGCTTGGGCCGCGGGTTCTCGTAGCCGTTGAGGGTGTAAATCCCGTCGAAGGCCTCGGCGCTGGTGCGGAAGGGGCGCGGGTTGTCGGTGGCGCCGTCGACGCGGTCGAGGCCCCAAACCACGCCCTGCTCGGGGCAGGCGATCCGCCAGCCGTCGCCGATCCAATCGATGCGCCAGCGGGTGTTGTCGGGGATCTCGATCAGGCCGACGTTGGCGTAGGCGTATTTGTCGGCGCGCGGGTCGGGGCCAAACGCTTTGGGGGCGATGTCTTGGCCATCGGTCAGGTGGGTCAAGCTCAGCTCGACGCGCTTCAGCCGGTAGACGATGTGGGGGAGGAAGTAGAGTTTTTGAAACGCCTCGCCGCCGAGGCGTTGGTATTCCTCCCACACATCGCGATAGTGTTTCTGACCGGGCTGCAGGCAATGGGCGAGCCAGGACACAGTGGCGCGGGAGAGGGCGAAGGCCTCGGCGACGTGGGCCGCGCGCGCCCCTTTGCGGAGGGCGAAGGCGAGGCCGCACCGTTCGGCGAAGGTCAGCCGGCGGCCATAAACCGGCGGCAGGGTCCGGAGATAAGCTTCGAATTCTTCCAGGTGATTTTTTTCTTGGTGATTTTTTTGGCCATCGGGCCCATCGGACTCTTCCACTTGAGATCTCTGTGGTTATGCATCCTTTACGATGATGCATAACTTTGTTTCAAGAGTCAAACCTAAAGAGTTAGAACTCTTCTCATGTTTTGTATTCCTGAAAAAATAATGACGCGCGTGCGCGAGGCCAACATGTTTCTCGTTTACGCGCATTGAGTGAGTCTGCATTACAAAACATGCGAAGGCGTATAGCTCTTTAGGTAGTTAGGTAGTTAGGATCGAGGTCGTTGAGCCAGGGATGAGACTGGCCCGGAGGCCAAAAACCGTCAAGAGGGGCGATGACGTTGCGCACCGCTGCGTTGACGCGCCTCAAACGAAAAGGCCGCCTTGCGGGCGGCCTTTAGGTCAGACATAGCCAAGGGCGATCATCGGACCACGAAGCCTGACCGATCGCGCTTGGCGCGTGTGCCTTTTGGCGACAAGGCGATGACAATGCCCCGTTGGGCCTGGCCATACAGATGAGTTGAGCCGGCATCCATATGACGCAGGTCATGGGCATCGCCATTGACTACCTCATAACCATGCCATTGACGCGGAAACTCGCCCGCAAACACCACAGCGACATTACCGCCGGCCGCGAGAACGCGCGCGCAATCCGCTTCGTTTGTCTCACTGCGGCTGAAGGTCAAATGATAGTTGCGCGGCATTAGGCCTGCCGCGTGTTTCAAGGCGCGTTTGACGTTCTTCGTGTAGTCAACGAATTGGATGTGCGGAAATTGCGTGAACATCGAGCTAGTGGCGCTCACACTCTCCCAAGCGATATCCGTTGCGCCGTTCAATCGGACGCAAAGCTTGAGGCCTTCGCGTTGCGCCTTGCGCTCTGCCTGCGCAATCCCTGCGATCATCTCATTGAAGAACGCGACACGATCGGTCATGAACAGGCGCGCTTTCGCTTGGCGTGATTTACGGACGCTGTTCAAGGCGGTGTCGCTATCCCCTGCGACCATTCCAGCTTGGCCAGAATACCAACCAAGGCACAGCGCAAGGCAGCCGGCACTCGCGTGTGGGCATAGATTGCCGACACCTGCCGTGTTTGCGGGAGCCATATAGTTGATGGCGTTGAGATAACCGAACTCTCTCGCTTTGATCGCCTTCGCGCTGTCGAGAGAGAAGAACCGTTGAAATTGCATTGTGGTTTGCTCCAAAAGCGCGGCGCACCCGCGCGAGTCCACAATGTAGTCCCATACCAGGTCGTTGTCAACATCGTAGTCCTAAACAAATACAACCACAGCGCAACTTATCAATAGGGCTTGCCCTATTGATAACACTAGATCTAGTGGGTATTTGGCGCGGCGCGGCGCTTGACGCGCGGCGCGCTGGCGCAACGCGCCAGCGCGTTGCTGATTTGTTCTAGCGCGCTTGCGCGCTAGAAGAGCACAACCAGCTGGCTGGTTGAGCCGGCGCGCAGCGCCTCCAGCGCGAACGCGCTGGACCCCCCCCGATGACCCCTGGTCAGGGGCTCGGGCTGGGGTGTCAAGCAATCGATCCATGGGAAAAACAATACTACAAACTACTTTGGACTTTAATTTTAAAGCTTAAACCTTTAAACTATTCAACATGAGCGAAACTGTATTAGAACGCATGGAGCGAGCGACGATCCCTGAACCCAACTCAGGTTGTTTGCTCTGGCTCTGGGCTGTATATCCATCCGGCTACGCCGTTTTTGCTCAAGGCGGCGGCAAGTCCGGCTATGGTCACCGCGAAGCTTGGAAAGCGCACAAAGGCCCCATCCCACCCGGCCTGATGGTGTTGCACAAATGCGATGTCCGATGCTGCGTCGAAATCAACCATCTGTTCTTAGGAACCGCCAAGAACAACGCCGACGATATGGTCAAAAAAGGACGCTGGGGTGGTCGACGAAAAAAGACCCTACCTGACTGTAGTTGACGCCTCCGCCCCTTCGCCGGAGGCGCTCGAATTCGCCCCCCTTCCCGCCTATCCTTGGGACGAGCGCCCCCCGACCCTCCCCCTGGAGCCCGACGAGGCCGCCACCGCCCTCCACCTCAGCCATGGCGACGACGCCGACGCCGCCGCCCTGCTCAAGATCCCCATCCTGCGGCTGCAGCGGCTGGTCCGCCAATCCCCTCGCCTGCAGCGGGTTCAAGCGGAGGCCCTCGGCGTCGCCCTGGCGAAAGCCGCCTCTCTGCCGATCAAGACCCTGTTCGACCCCCAGGCCGACCGCCGCGCCCAGGAATGGGCCTCCACCAAAATCCTTCAATCCAAACTGGCCCAGACCCATCCGCTCAGCCCCGCCCCGCCCCAGAGCGCCCAATCCGGCTCTCTCACCGTCAACTCCGAACGCCAGTCGATCACCTTCCGCTGGCGCACCGCCGACGATCCCGATCCCAACGTGATCGACCACGAACCGACCGATGACGCAGCAAGCTGACGTCATCCCGCGCGAGATCGTTCTCCCTTATTTGCCGCGCCGGCATTTTCTGCCCCTGCACGCCAGTCGAAAACGTTGGAAATTCGCCGTCTGCCACCGAAGAGCCGGGAAAACCGTGGCGCTGGCCAACGAACTGATCACCGCCGCCTTGGAGAACACCCGGGTCACGCCCCCGCCCCGGTACGCCTACATCGGCCCCTCTTTCGACCAAACCAAAGATCTCGTCTGGGGTTATTTAAAACAGTATACCGCCAACATCCCCGGCGTCCGCCACCTCGAAGGCGAACTGACTTGCGTCTTCCGCGGCGGGGCCAACATTCGTCTCTACGGAGGAGCCCTGGCCTATGAGCGCATGCGCGGTATTTATTTGGATGGCGCTGTTCTGGACGAGTATCCGTTGCTTGCGCCGCAGGCTTTCACCTCCGTCGTACGCCCTTGTCTGGCTGACTACCGCGGTTTTGCTATTGTCTCTGGCACCAGTGCTGGCGACGATCATTTTCACAAGCTCAAATTGAAAGCCGAGGACGACCCCGACTGGGCCCTCTTCGACATCAAGATCACCGACACCGGCGAGGACGCCCTGACCCGCGCCGAAGTGGAGGAGATGCGCAAGGACATGAGCCCGGACGAGTTCGCCCGGGAGATGATGAATTCGTTCGACGCGCCGGTGGAGGGCGCCTACTACGCCGACAGCCTCAACCAACTCGCCCTCGCCGGCCGGGTGACCAAGGTTCCCCCCGACCTGCACACCGACGTCATCACCAGTTGGGACTTGGGCATCCGGCACCTGCAAGTGGTGTGGTTGTTCCAGCTGGTCGGCCGCGAGGTCCACTGGATCGACTACATCGAAGGAACCGGCAAGGATCTTTCCTATTACACCGATCTCCTGCACCTGAAAGCCAAGGTCGGCGGCTTCCATTATCGCTGCCATCTCTTGCCCCACGACGTCGAGGTCAGAGAATTGAACACCGGCTATTCCCGCCGTCATCAGCTCGACACCCTGCTCGCCGAGCCGGTGATCAAGGTGCCCAACCACAACACCGAGGACGGGATCACCGCCACCCGCGGCGTTATGGGCGTGTCCTGGTTTGACCAAGGGGCGACGCGCAAAGGCCTGACCCGCCTGCGCGCCTATCGCAAGGGCAAGTCGGGGGCGGCGGTGCCGGACGAGGCCGAGGACGCCGCCGACGCCTACCGCACCGGCTGCGTCGGCATCCCGATGATCACCTCGATGCGGTTCGGCTCCAGCCGCTTGCGGCGCCGCATCCGGGGCCTGATTTAATGGCGCTGAGCAATGGCGAACGCCAGCGGCGTTGGCGGGTGGGATGGCGTCGACGGTTGTTGGCGGTGGCGGATCAAGGGCGCATGATCGGCTCGGAACATTTGACCGAAGAGAACGTCTCTCATATCTCCACCCGTCCAGGGCAGGCGCATTTCGCCCTGCCCGGCGCCGTCAACACCTGCAGGGAGTGCCTCCATTGGCTGAGCAAGGGCGAGCGGACGTCGATCGGGCTCCTGAAGGACGCGATCTGCTGGAAGGCGCGGCAATCGATCCGGCGCCCGACCCCGGTGCCGCACACGGCTCAAGCGTGCAAGCACTTCGCGGCCAACCCCACCCCGCCAGCGATCTAGAGTCGCTCGACCTGCACGCCGGCCTGGACGAGCCGGAGCTTTTGATCGATCTTTTGGTCAGGATCGCCACCGAGAAGATCAATCGTGGCGGGCGCATCAAGGAATGGGATATTGTCGGCCAGCACGCGACGGCTTGCCTCAACGATCTCAATGAAGCCAACGAAGCGCCCCGACGAGCTTGAGGCGCTCTGGCGCCTCGATCCCGATTTCATCGGTCCGGTCGCCCCGCCCATGTGGCTATGGCTCCATGACCGAAAGAAGCAAGCCCTCTGGCGCGCCCGGCATGCTTTAGGCTAGAACCCGATTTGCAGGGGGTCGATCGGGGCGCTGGTCGGCCGTGATTTTTAATCTTCTTGAACGGCACCGAGACAAGTGGGTTGAGGACGGCGAATGCTATCGCTGGATCGCGGCGCTCGGTGGCAATTCTAAATCTTTGCAGGGAGTTGTCGGCGTAAATCGCAAGATTGTGCGGGTTCCGCGCATCGTTTGCGGAGAAGCGCATGGGCCGCCTCCCACCCCCAAGCATCATGCCGCGCACGACACGCCTAACGGCTGCATTGGCGGCCTCTGTGTGAATGGCGAACATCTGCGTTGGGCGACAGCGCGCGAAAATCAGCAAGATATTTCGTCTAAAGAGCGATCAGAACGCATTAAGCGCGGTGCGGCCAAGATGACGCCAGAAGCTCGTAAGGAAAGACACCTTAAGATGCTCGCTAAGCGTTGGCCGAGGCAATAGAATGGAACGTCTATTCTATCACTTTAAGGACCAGACTGCGCCTGGAACAAGCGCGTACGACCCGCAAGATCCTGATAGTTATGATCAATACATCCGCGCGATGATGGCGGACGCAAAGGATTACGAGAACTCCTTCCTCTGCATCGATCGCCAGAACGCCCAGCTCTACTATTACGGCTACGAGCCCTGGATCGGCCCTTACAACCCCGGCCAGCCCTATATCGGCGAAGACCCCAACGCCACGCTGGGCGAAATCCTCAACAAGGATAACACCAACTCCCCCAACCGCTCGACCTACGTCTCCACCGACGTGCGCGATGCGGTGATGATGATGATCCCCTCTCTCATCAGGCTGTTCGGAGCCTCGGAGAGCCCGGTCTTCTTGGTGCCGCGCAATCAAGACGAAGTCGATATTGCCGAGCAGGGCACTGATTATGTGAATTATACGTTTTGGAATGATAATCCAGGTTTTCTCATTCTTTATGGCGCGTTTAAAGATGCTTTAACCGTAAAAACTGGTTTTGTTAAATGGTGGACTGACGACCACAAAGAGATTAAACGCAAGACTTTTCTTAACGTTACTGCAGAACAACTGCAGATGATCTTGTCGGAGGATCCGAGCGCCAAACTGATCGACGTCGGCAAGCCCGTCAAGACGCCCCCGCCGCAGATCCCGACTGCTCCCCCGCCGGGGGCAGCTCCTCCGGCGCCGCCCTCGCCTCCCACGGGTCCGGCGCCGGGGGCGATGCAGACGCAAAATCCTCCCGGCCCCAGCGGGCCAGCCCCGCCGATGGGGCCGTCCGGGCCGCCGCCGGGCGCGCCGACTCCTGGTCCCTCGCCCGCTCCTCCCGGGGCGGCGGGGAACGCGAGTGGACCACCCCCTGGCCCGATGGCGGGCGCGCCGCCGCCGCCATTGCCGCAATCGCTCACCATGCCGCCGCCGCCGGTGTTCGATCACGCCACGATCGAGTTCGAAGTCTCGAAGCCGATCATCAAGGTCGCCGGGGTGCCGCCGGAAGAGATGCGATTGGATCGCTACGCCAGAACCTTCCGCGACAGCCGGATCGTCGGCCACGAACGCATCGTCCCGGTCGATCAGCTGATTGCGATGGGTTACGACCGCGACCTTTGCCTGGAGCACATCCAGACCTCGGAGAGCGCCTTCACCGTCGAGCCGCAGCTGCGCAACGCCGCCCGCTTCATGGGCACCCGCATCGGCGATGGGGTCAAATATGGGGAATGGTATGTTCGCGTCGACAAGGATGGCGATGGCGTTCCGGAGCTGCGCTACATTTGCACCATGGGCGAGGATCAGCAGGTCGTCGCCGATGAGGAGGCGAACCGGATCAAGTTCGCGCTGTTTTCGTGTGATCCGGTCAGCCACACGATTGTTGGCGACTCTTTGGCGGACTACACGGAAGACATCCAGAGAATAAAAACCAATATGACCCGCGCCATCCTCGACAGCGCGGCGGAAAGCATCAATCCCAAAACCGTCATCAACGAACTCACCGTCACCGTCGACGACGCGCTCAACGACGATCTCGGCGCGGTGATCAGAAGCCGCGGCGATCCGCGCGACAGCGTGCTGTTCACCAACACCCCCTTCCTTGGCCAGCAAGCCCTGCCGGTGTTGGAGATGTTGAACGCTCAATTGCAGCGCCGAACGGGTCTTAGCGACGCCGCCAAAGGCCTCGATCCCAAAGCGTTGCAATCCTCGACCATGCTGGGGGTCGAGGCGGTGATCAACGGCGCCCAGGAGCGTATCGAGCTGGTCGCTAGGGTCTTGTGTGAGACTGGGTTCAAAGATCTGTTTTCCGGTCTGTTCAACGAGATCACCGAGAACCCGAACCAAGAGCGGACGTTGCAGATCCGCGGCAAGTGGACGCCCTACAACACCTCGACCTTCGATGCGACGATGTCGGTCGAGGTCAACGCCAATCTTGGCAAGGGCTCCGACCTCACCCGTATGCTGGCGCTCAATCAGATCAAGCAAGACCAACAATTGATCGTGACCACCTACGGGCTCAACAATCCGGTGTGCGGGATCCCGGAACTCATCAACACCATCACCGATATACTGGCCCTGGCCAATGTGAAAAATGTCGGGCGGTACTTCAAGACCCCGACGCCGCAACAGATGCAGCAGATCCTCAACGCGCCCAAGCCGCCCGATCCCAATCTGGTCGCCGCGCAGGCGCAGATGGAGAAGGTTCGCTCCGACACCGCCAAGGCGGTCGCCGAGCAGAACCTCAAGACCAAGCAGCTGCAGTCGGACAATGTGTTCAAGCATCTGACCCTGCAGGCCAAGACCGAATATGAGTTCAACAAGCTCGCGGTCGACGCTCAGAAGGCCGGGGTCGAGGGCGCGCACAAGCTCGGCCAGCTCGGCGCGACGTTGATGAAGAGCCAGTCCGACTCGGATCAGGCCGACAGCCAGAACCAGCTCGACATGGCCCAGCAGCAGCAGGCCTCCGACGATAGCGCCCGGCAGCATCAGCAGGCGATGACCCAGGCCCAGCTCAAGGCCGCTCAGCTCGCCAGTCAACACATGCAGAAGATGGCCCAAATCCATTCCGGCCACGTCCAGCAAATGACCGGGATGGCGGCCAACCATCACGCAGCGATGACTGGCCATGGGGTGCAGCAGATCAAGACCGTCGCGGGCGCGCTCGCTGGCGACGCCGATCGCGAGCACGAAGCGCATGAGAACGAGCTTGATCGCGGCCATGACGCGCTCAAGACCGCAGCCACTCTGACCAACCAGAAAGATTTGGCCAGGATGAAGCCGAGGCCTGCGCCGTGATCGCCAAGACCGATCCAGAGGTCGTCAAGGAGATCGCCAGGGAAGCGAGAACCATCCTCGACAACAGGGCTTTTCTGCAAGCGGTGATCGATCTGCGCAAGCAGTGGTTCGGCGAGTTGATGGACGCAAAAACGGATAGCCCGAAGGTGCTGGAGCTGATCGCGATGCTGAGGGCGCTGGAAGCCATTCCAGGCCGCCTCGCCAGCATGACGCACGATGCGCAGATGGCGCCGAGAGGACATGATGCCGGAAGGTTATGACGAGGCCGCAGTCGCGTTCTCGAA